TTCCCTGTTCCTTTATAGACACAATAAATGTCATTATCACCGATTACGTCAATAGCACGAATAACTGGGATGTTTTTATTGTAAATACCGTATAAAGTAGGTCCACTTGAAGCATAACCGGTTTGTTCAAATATTCCACCTAATTGGTCGAATAATTGAGAAGCATTAGCACCAGCTATCATAGCTGTAACTTGTCCTCTACCTGCTGCTTTATAGATATTAGCACTTGCAGAAGCAATTCTGTTTCTGAAAGCTAACCTATGTTCTACTTCACCTAAGCCAGCACCCGGAGCAGCATCATAAGAGATAGGAGTTCCAAAAGATGCGTTAGCAATTCTAGAAATTAAAGTATTACCTACTTCAGCATTGATTTCTTGGGTAAGGTCGTTAATCATTTCGGTCTCACCCTCTTTACCGAAGGTTTTCTTCAATTCATACATTTTTAATAAGCCCATTTCGCTTCTGATAGCGAATAATTCAGCTTTTACGTCTGTAGATTCATATGCTGATTGAATTGTAGGAATATCTCCACTTTCTTCAAACTCAGTACCGAATTCAGCAGAAGCAACTTCAGCACCTGTTATAGTTGTTATGAAATCTATATTTACTAAACCAGTTGTATAGTTGATAGTACCAGTACCTAAAGCACCTTTAACAGGAACTAAATTACCTTCTCCATCATCTATTAAGTATTGGTCTGTAGTGCTTAATGCGATTTTAACTGTTCTTTCTCTAATTGGAGCTGGAGAAAGGTTAAATGCGTAGGATTGTTGTCCATTTGTAAGTGTTCCTAAATTTTGGAAAACATGTTCCCCTGCGAAACCTACAGCCTGTTTATCAGGTTTCTGAGTAGCATTCCTTAAGATGTCTCCATCAGCTACATTTCCTCTAGTTGTTTTAGCTTTAATTTGTTTGAAGTATACTAAACCTTGTTGTGAAGGAATAGGTTGTACTGAAGCTAAGAGAGGTATGACGGAAGCAGCATAATTAGCTGTAATAACATCATAAGCATACTTAGGAAGTTGACCTAAGTCTTTAATTGTACCAATTTCGTTAACCATTCTTTTGTACTGTTCAAATTGTCTGAACTGTTTACCAAGAACAACAACGTCCATGTTAGTAATAGGTCTTACTTTAGCAAGAGGAGATTCCTCTAAGACCTCAAAATAAGGTTTGTAAGTAGGAACTTTTAGAAAAGCTTCTGCCAATCTAAGTTCTCTTTCTTTACCGTTCATCTTCATTTTCTAACTCTCCTGTCTTTTCAATCATTCATATAAACTAACAATAATCATCTATATATAATATAAAGTAAATATTAATTATATATTACTGACCTCTTTTTAAAGTTCTGAAAAGGTCTGATACTATTGGTTTTCTAACATTTTCATTTACTTTTTCTTTTCTCTCTTCTACTTTAACTTTGTTAGCTACCTTTTTATTTCTTTCTTCTTCAGAGACTATTTTCTTATTTTCTTTAGAGACAGATTTTAAAATCTCTACAGTTTCAACTTCTCCCACTTTCTCTAAAAGTTTTTTTACGTTTTCTATAGGAGCTTTATATTCTCTTGAAATCTTAATAACTGTGTCGTCAAATCTTTCCTGTTTTATTTTTTTAGTTAATTCTTCAGCTCTTTTGATTATTTCTTCAACTTCCTCTAAAGAACCTAACTTAGAATATCTTTCTAAAACTTTTTCTACTACCGGTATAGTTTCTTCCAATTCTTTAGCAGTTCCAAAAACTTTATAGGATTCAATAAGTTTTTTAGATTCTGAGAGTTCCTTTTTGATTGCTTCAGGTTTTCCTATACCTACATACTCCTCTAAAAGGTTAGCAGACTCATCTAAAGTTGTTTTAATATCTTCAGCTTCTCCTAATTCTTCATAACCTTTTAATTTTTCTGTAAGTTCTTGGTTTTTCGCATTAACTTCATTAATCTCTTTTTTAATTGTTTCATTCAAATCTTCAGATTCTGAAAGTTCTTTTACTTTAGATTCTAATTCTTCTACTTTTTCTGAAAGTTTTTTATTTTCAGATTCAAGTAATGTGTTGTTCTTGCTAACATTTTCTACTTTTTCACTAAGAGTAACTTTTTCTTCTTTAAGAAGTTCAAATAATTCTTTACCGTATTCCATTTCTTTCTTCTCCATCTGTTTCTTAATCTTATTAACATTTTCCATTAATTTAGGATTTGTTTCTAGAAATCCCGGATTTATAACAAAATCAAAAGTTTCTAAATAATAAGTATCCTCATCAACTATTGGCATACCGTTATAATCTTCATTTGATTTATAATCTCCAGATGCTCTAGAAGATGTTTTAATTTGACATCCAGCCTTCATGTAAGTGTATAAATTTTTACCAGCAGGAGTTCCTAATATATAAGCTTGACCCATCCCCCTATCTTGTTCATCAATCCATAGTTTAGTTACTATATGGGAAACTCTTCCATCAGTCAAATCACCTTCGGATACCGGTCTATCGTTATGTCCTATTTCCCCAAACATAATTCTATTATTTAATCTTGATTTTATTTCATCTTTGTTTAAAATAGTTTCCCAAAAAGTTTTAGGGTAATATCTTTCGTTTCGGGATACTCCATTAGGAACAAAAAATACTCCCTCTACCACTGCAAGAATATTCTTACCGTCAACTATATTCTTCTGTTGACCTTCATTTAAGTAGTCTTCTTTAATTTGCCAATTTCCGGGAACATCCCAAATAGCATTTTCAAAATTACCTCTAATAGTCATATTAAATATTCCCCAATTTTATTTTTTTAGTATAAGTTATAGTATTCTTTGTATTCTTTACTTCATATTTACTAGGATTATACAAGTCTTTTACTTCTATATTTTCAGGTTGAAAATCAGCTAATCCCCTCACAAAATCTTTAAATTGTTCATTTTCTTTTATTGTATCAACTATTAATCTTTTTATACTTTTAGTATCTGGTATAGTTTCTTTATCTATTGTTATAGATATTTTAAGAGATTTATCTTCATTATTTGGTATTATATCCCAAATAAATGGTGTATTCTCTCTTAATTCGTATTGATGATGTCTGGAAAATAAACCCACGGGGCTTTCCTTACCCTCAAAACCAATATCCTCAATATCAGTTATTTGTTCAAGTAATCTAAGTATTTTACCTATCACGGTCTACATCCCTTTTTCTTACTCTCATGGATTTTTTTCTTTTTAGATTAGATTTAGGAGTTCTGGCTTTTATTCTAGCCTTTATCAAATTAGCATTATTTTTTAAATCAGATATAGGTTCAAATAAATCCTCTCCGGGTTCTCTCTTAGTAGTTATTATTTTACCGTCTTCCACTCTTTTATCGAATATATTCTCTTCCATTTCTATCTTATCTTTAAGATTATCTAAATCTTCGTCTTCATCTTCTTCATCATCATAGTAATATATAGGTGAGTTTATAATATAATCATCAACTCCTCCAGCTTCTATTATTTCTAGATGACTTTTTATTTTCTTTATAAAAGACATTAATCTATTAAATCTCCCATGTCATTTGTATCAAATATATCTATGATAGCAGCTTCATTAGTGAAAAATGTTCTATCAGCAGAACTTAAATCTTCTTCTAATTCTTCATCTTCTTCGGAAGATTCTTCTTCCTCTTCTTCGTCTTCCTCTTCTTCAAAATCAGCTACGTCATCATCAAAAATATCTTCATCATTAAGTTCGTCTTCCATATCTTCTTCATCTTCATAATCAATTTCTTCTACGAATTGACCTAAAGAAGCTAAATCTATGTCATTATCTAACAACATTTTAGCAAAACTTACAAGTATATGTTTATCTTCATCATCAGTTGCATTAAAAGCAGATTTCAATAAATATAATGAATGTACGTCATCTTCTTCCCCGTCTCCATCCATATCAAAATCTTCTTCATCGTCTTCTTCATCATGTTCCATACGTTCTTCATCTTCTAATTGGTCTTCTTCATAAGTATCTTCTTCATCATCGACATATCTATCTTCATCGTCTACTATATCTTTGATTGAAGGTTCATCTTTTTCTGAAATACCAACTTCAGATGTTAATTCTCTTAAATCCTCCAGTAAAGACTTTTTATCCATTTCATAGACCTCTCTGTTAATTACTATAAACACAAATATTCTAATTATAATATAAAGTAAATATTAATTATATAATAATAAAGTATACTAAGAAAGTCTTTTGACCTTTATATAACTAGGTCTAAGACTCTCTTTAATATTATACTATATATTTAAAATACATCTCCTATGGAAACCTCTCCCCCTCCTCCAGTTTCGGGCGGTGGTGGAGTGGCTGGAGACGGTTGAGTTCCTCCAGCAGGTGTTGTAGTAGGACTTGGAGTAGCTACTCCAGTAGATAAGGTAGCTCCCGGAGTGGAAACTTTAGTAGGC